GACTTGTGGATATGTTTGAAGGAAAAGGTTTATTGCAAAAAGAAGGCAATAGTCTTAAATACACCCTAGCAGATGGCACAGTGATTAAACAGTTCCGTAAAGCATGGGAGCGTAATGAAGATAGCTCACTTGATAAGGTAATGGCGGATTTTGCTGCTAATCCACATAAAGATACTGCTACTATTCAACCAGAAGAGGAATCAGACTAATGAGTATTTATACAGAAGTATTGATTGAAGCTTACACTATTCTTAAAGAATATATTCCTGCTAAAGAGCGCCAGGCAGCTAGTGATACCCTAATGAGTATGTTAGCCGATGCACTGAGTGAACGCGAACTTAAAGAGTTTGGCGGCACCGATGCATATACCAAGCGCAGTATTGAAGAATATGTTGACGAAGAAGACGATATAGATTACGAAGACTAATGTGGTATAATAAAATTGTTTCGGACCTTGGAAATATTCCGGCCTTCATTGATTATTATGAAGGTGAACTTGCGCAGGCAAAAACAGAAACATTTATACGAGGTAATGTTGAAAAGTCCGCTGCGAATTTACCGGGTATTACAGAGCACAGATTTAACCAGCTTCAGGAGATCGAGGCTGTACTTAACTATCTTAATATACAACTTCGCAAAATTAGACGAAAGCATTTTCAAAAATACCTGGAATCTTATGCCCGAGCTCTTACAGCTCGCGACGCTGAGAAATATACAGATGGTGAGGACGAAGTCATTGACTTTGAAACTATCATTAATGAAGTTGCTCTGCTTAGAAACAAATGGCTTGGAGTTATGAAAGGTCTTGAAAGTAAAAACTTTATGCTAGGTCATGTTGTTCGTCTAAGAACGGCTGGAATGGAAGATGTTACCCTGTAATGGATTACAAGGAACACGCTAATAAAATATTGCGAGAGTGGGCTTTGTGTTCTACGGCAAAACCAAAGAATAACGCAGTTGATATTCAAATTGAAAAAGATACCTGTAGTAGATGGGCAGTTAATTTAATTCATAATATGAATTGGGGATCTGAAGCAGAATTGGCAGAAGCTTGTTATCAATTGGAATCACGCTTACAGCCATTGAAGAAAAAAATAATAATAGAGGTGTTACAAAATGGGACTGTTTAAAAATCCTGAAGAAAGTTTTCAACACAGTCAGCCACTTAGAGATTTACTTTATCAATATGATAGTTTCTTAGATAGTCTTGAAGTTATTGCAGATTACGGGTGCGGATCGGGACTTGATATTGAATGGTGGGCAACACTTGAAACTAGAGATGATCCTCCCGAACCGAGGAACTATTTGTGCTACGCTGTGGATACAAATATTCAACAAATTGAACCAAGAATTAGCAAGTATCCAAATGTTAAAATCTTTCAAGCTGATGTAGAATTAGAATCTCCCGTATCTAGGCTTATTGATCTATTATGGTGTAGAGATACATTTCAATATCTAACTAATCCTCTCAATACACTACGCATCTGGAACGAAAACATGAGTACCAACGGCATGTTAATTTTATCAATTCCGCAAAGCGTACATTATGAACATAATAGATTGAACAATTTAAGCTACAATGGATGGTATTATAATTATAATGTTGTAAATTTAATGTATATGTTAGCAGTAAACGGATTTGATTGTCGTGATGCTTACTTTTATAAAGATATAAATGACATGTGGTTGTATGCTGCTGTATACAAGAGCGATGTAGCCCCAATGAATCCCAAGACCACTTCCTGGCATGATTTAATTGATGCTAACTTGTTAAATGAAAGTGTTAAAAACTGTATAGACAAATACGGATATGTTAAACAGGAAGAACTCCTTACTACATGGTTAGACAAAGATTATTACAGAATCAAAGAATGAAAATAGTGTTAGTAACTGGAGGATTTGATCCTTTACATTCAGGGCATATTGCCTATTTTAAATCTGCAAGATTATTAGGTGACATGCTTATTGTTGGGTTGAATAGTGACGAATGGTTGACTCGTAAAAAAGGTAAATCATTCATGCCTTGGAACGAAAGGCTATGTGTTATTAATAATTTATCTATGGTTGATGAAGTATACACTTTTGATGACGAAGATGAAACAGCAAAACATTTTATATATCAAGTAAGAGCACACTATCCTGAGGCCAAATTAATTTTTGCTAATGGTGGTGATAGAACAGCAGATAACATTCCAGAAATGGATGTCAACGATAGCGATATTGAATTTGTATTTGGAATCGGCGGCGGAAAAAAATTAAACAGCAGTAGTGATATTTTAAAAAGATGGACTTCGTTTGAAGTAAAAAGAGCATGGGGTTCGTATACAGTGTTAAATGAAATTCCAGGTGCAAAAGTTAAAACTTTAGTCGTACAGCCAGGTCAAACCTTAAGTATGCAACGGCATAAGTACCGTAGCGAATATTGGATGGTTACTGAAGGTACTTGTATGATTAACATGGCTTTGCCTGGGGATCTCAGTAACCCTCCTAAGATTCTAGGAAAATATGACGAATGGCGTGTGCCTGCTAACGCATGGCACCAACTTGCTAATCCTTTTACAAAACCATGTACTATTGTAGAAATTCAGTACGGTGAAAAGTGTACCGAAGATGATATTGAACGACTACAATCCTAAATAATCTTTATGATTGCTATATGTCCACTGTTGTAGCCAATGCTCGATATCAGCACCAGTCTGTGGATTTTTGCTTTCGATATATTGTTCTAGATCACTTTTTCCTTGTGCAGGAAACATTTCGTGCAGACGCTCAACTAGACTTTGGAAGTCCATTTAATTCTCCTTAAAGTATGCTAGTATTTATTGCATTGCAACATGAATAAACAGAATAGATAAAACCGGTAAATATGTTATTATGCGTGATTTAATTAACATACTTACTGAAGCAGCAACTAAAGCAGATGTCCAGCAAATACTGGCACAAAACGGCTACACAGATTTAAAAATTAACGGCAATTTAATTGCTGTTTTAGTACAAGTCCCAGATGGACAAATTAAGGAAGCTTTTAGACACAAAGTTCTACTAGATCTAGTAGAAATTATCAATGCAGCCAACCCTGATGTGCAGGCAAGATATAGTCCTTATCAACCTAGTAGCATTGGACATGTGGAATTTTGGCAAAGCAAGGTAAAAATTGTTGTAAAAGACAAAGGAGTTCAAGGCGATAAAAGTGCCGGTGTTGCTAACGAAATAGAACTTGCTGGTATAATACAAAGTGTAATTGAAAAGTATGGATCAGCAAACATAACATTTGTTGATAACAGAGGTAAATCGTTAACTATTAACAATTGCAATCAAGTTGACATTTCAGGGCGAGATGTTAAGGGTAGAAAAAAAGCTGATGTGGTTCTAGTTAGTCCGGATAGAAATCTTCCTATATCAATCAAGAAATTAAATGCCGAAGCATGGGAAAGTGCAGATACCATGTTTGGAAAAAAAGCTAGAGCTATAATTGATAATCTAACTGATGCAGGAATAGTTAAACTTAACAAAACAGAAAAATCACCAGACTGGGCACCTATATTTGAACTAAGCAAAGAAATTGTTGTTGAGCCTACAGAAGAAGAAGCAATGGCGGCAATTTTTGGTAGCGATTTGAATCCCAAAGGCGGCATTGTTATACAAACTTTTCGACCCGAGCACTTTATACAAGATGCTAATCAAGTGAAGGTAGAATGCCATGCAGTTATTACCAACAAAGCAGAAATACCCGAAAGCCATTTAATGGTATGGTTAATACGCAACGACTCTAGCAGAAACAGCACTGAATTAGGAATTCCTGGAATAAGAATACAGGGAGTTACATTAAGTAGAGGAATTGGTAAAACAGGTAAAAAAAATCCAATATTGGTTGACCAATACGGTAATGTAGTAGAACGTAATTATGATCCACGAGATGAACAAGATCAAGAAGTAACAGCCAAAGAACTTAAACAATTTGATCCGGAAAAAACCCGAGTGCAGATTAAACCGCCAGGTAGAAAGCCAGTATCAAGAGATAAAGATACAACCCCTCGACAAAAACGCGATAAGTAATCTTATGTCAAGACCTACAATGGAAATAACAACCATGATTGGTTGTCCCCTTATGTGCAATTTTTGCCCACAAGATAATCTTAGAGATACATATGGCAAAGATGATCCTAAGTATATGAGTTTAGAAACTTTTCAAACCGCTGTAGACAAACTACCATGGGATACCAGAATAGACTTTAGTGGTATGGCCGAAGCTTGGGTAAATCCTGATTGCACAAAGATGTTATCCTATGCACTAGAGCGTGGATACAATGTGGCAGTTTACACAACTTTATATAATTGGGATAAGAATACAGTAGATGAAGTTTCTGATTTACTGATAGAATATAAAGATCAAATCGAAGTCTTTTCTGTTCATTTTCCGGATGAATATGGCAACATGCGCGGTTGGAAATATAGCGAAGAATGGGAATATGCTTTTAGAGCAATGAGTAACATTGTGCAATATCTTGGAATCAAACTAGAAGCAATGACCATGAGCAACCATGGCAAGATACATCAGGATCTACAACATCTTGGAATTCAACTATATAATTGGTTCGGACACAATCGTGCAGGCAGTTTAAACAAAGAACAAGTAAAAGATCAACCAATTAATTTCGTATTAAAACATGAAAAACCTGTGGTTTGCGGTAAAGCAGAAAAATATGATCAAACTGTTTTGTTACCAAACGGAGATGTTGTATTATGCTGCATGGATTACGATAATAAACATATCCTTGGTAATTTATTAACACAAACATATGAGGATCTGTTCACTGGTCCCGAAATGCAAATGATTATTGAAGAAAATTCTAAAACCTGCTATTCGGATAAAAGTCTGTGTAAAAGTTGCACCGATGCCCGAGTAGTTGACTTTGTTTAATCTATTCTGTATAATATTAATATGAAAATTTATATCGCAATGACCGAAACAGAAGACGGTAACCGTATTATGGAAAACGCTTATCGAACCAAAGCTGCTGCAGAACGAGCAGCTGATGCAATGGCAAAAGATTTAACAGAAGGCGCAAATTGGAATGTATTGCCTATCATAGAAGAGATGGATCTATTCGATGAATGATAAACAAAAAGAAATACTTGTAATTACTCAAGAAGAATGCGCCGAAGTAATACAAGAAATTTCAAAAATTTTTAGATTTGGTATTGATCAACAACACAAAGATGGAATGATGCATAAAGAAAAATTGGAACAAGAAGTAGGTGATCTGTTGTGTATGATTAATTTATTAACAGCACATGGATTAGTTAGACCAGAAGCAGTAACTCAAGCAGTAGAAAATAAAGCCAACAAATTAAAACAGTGGAGCAAGATTTATGACTGAGTTGTACAGAGGCATATTAGAAATTTTAGTAATGCGCTTTATTGAACAAGTAGAAACTTTAAGGATGCATATTAGATCAAAAAATTCTGGATATGCAGAAAATTCTGACATAGACATAGGAGTTTCTGGTTTTTGGAATCTAATGTTGGAAATTATTTTTACAATATTTTGTATTTTGTTTTTACTAACTGGAGTTTGTCTTGCAGTTATGTTGGCAGTGGTAGCTTATCCAGTTGCTGCATTTTTAAATTACGGCGGATGGTTAGTATTAAGTACAAGAAATCCTACCAATGAAACTCCTACGATAATTCGACAAGATAATGGCCAAGAAAAAAAGTAATGTAGCCAAAGGCCAAGATAGTTATGATGCCACCCTTGATAATTCATTGGTGGCATTCTTCAATAAAAACATCACACCCTATGCCACGGAAGTAGGTGGTCCTAAGTTTGATTTAATACCTGTAGAAAAACAAAAAGACATCATGGTCAATGTTGCTCGTATGCATGCCGAGCAAGAATATAACCGTATAATGGATCTAGTTAAAGTTCTTACAAAACAAGCAGCAGAATTAAAAAGAAGACTAGAAATAACCGATGCGGTACATGCAGCCAAATACGATTTTCAAGTATATCATGGACAGACTTATTGGCTTTGCTTTGATAGTAAAATAAACAATACTAGATTAACATCGACTGGTCCAAATGATTGGACAACCGGTCCCCCGGATCATTACACCTACATTGCTCAAGTAAAATGGTTAGGAGATTATACTTGGGTTGAGGTTTCTACCACACAAAGTTTCGACGATAATATTCAACAATCCGGGTAAGTTCAATATCAAAATTGGCACTAGGTTGCCAACCCAATGCTTTTAACTTTTCGTCATTAATCGAATATCTAACATCTTGACCAGGACGCATTAGATCTGCAATGTGTTTTTCGTAATCAAATTTA